TCGTGAGTTGGGTAAACTTCAATTATTTGTTCTCCAGTGCTATCATCTATATAATAGGTGTATTCTCCGATTGTAATATATACAACGTTTTCTGAGCGGATTTCTATATTCATACAGTAGTGATGTTAAAGGTTTGTATTGTAGTAACATTGTTCATCATTACAACGTATGCATAAAGTCTGCAGTCTTCAATGGTTTCCCATTTAGTAAATTTTGTGAAAGCAATACATTTATCGCAATCCAGGAATTCAATTTTAAATTTTTTCATGATTTCTTTTTGTTTTAAGTTATTAATATTCTGTAATATTAAACATTATTTTTAATATCTGCAAAATAATTTAATGTTTATTTTTACTTTTATATGTAACTATTTGATTATCAAAGCAATTATTTTTTGCCCTACGTTTATATTTTGATGTTTTTTCTATAAATTTTGTTTTACCAATCATAATAAATTTAATTTGATTAGTTTTTATTTTATAGTAAATGGCTTGGTGGCTTACACTATGTAAGGTTGCGAACTCGCTAACGGATAATAAATCTTTCATATTGCAAAAATACAAAATAATATTGATACTTGCAAAATAAAATTAGTTATATTACATTTGTCAATCAAATCAATAATCGATAAACACTTCTCGGATAACTATACTTATTATAAAAGTGTATGTAAGCGTTATTACAATGGTCGGTACCTGGCTGAAGATTTATTACACGAACTTTATATAAAATTAAGCAACTCTAATCCCGATCAAATTGAACGTTATCACAAAGCAAATAAATTAAATTGTTTAGGGTTATTAATAATTAAAGACTTATTTCGGCATCGGACTCAAAAGCTATTCCACATAGATGGCAATACTTCTAATTTATTTGAAGGAGCAAACTTTGAGGTTTTAGACTTTAAACAAGTGGATGAGGAGTATTTTCAAATAGATGAAATCTTAATTGATAAAATAAAAAATTGTATCTTTGATGGGTTACTAAATCAAGATCACGATATTGAAGTTTTTGTAATGGCTCAAATCGAACCGCTTTACAGAATGGAACAAAGAACTAAAATAAATCGCAGTAGCTTAAAGAAAGCTTACGAGAATGCAAGAATTAAACTTAAAAACCAATTAAAATGAAAACACAAAACTTAAATCACATTAAAGAAAACGTTGAACTATTTAGAGTATGGGTAAACAACAACGAGCATCTTCAGAACTCAATGGATGTTTTACAACCAGTTATTGAAGTTTACAACGAAGAATTCCCACAACAAGCTATCGGACTATCAAACTGCAAGGAATGTTTACTAGACATGCTTAGATGGGCCATAAGCCAAACAAAAGAAGAAGTTAAAAAGAAAAAAAATGAAATATAACTATATTACTTACACAACTTTAGTTCCAACATTTGACTGCTACACAAGTTCACTTATCGGAACATTCTATATTATACTAAACTAATGCAAGACGAATACGAATCAATAAACTTTTGGAATGGCAAAGAATGAAATAACTATTAAAAAAACTTTCGGTAAACGAAAGGTTGGTAAGGCAAAGAAATCAATTTGTAAACGAGATAGGAAAACTAAAACTTATAAAGGACAAGGATGAAAATAGAATTAAAAAAGCTAAGCGATTTAAAGCCAGCTCCATATAATCCAAGACAAAGTAATGCCGAACAGGAAAAGCAATTAAAAAGCTCACTTGAAAAGTTTGGAGTTGTCGAACCTATTATATTTAATAAACAAACAGGATTTATAGTTGGCGGACATTTTAGGATAAGAGAATTAAAAAAGTTAGGTTATAAAGAAATTGAATGTGTAATAGTTGATTTAAACGAAGCTGATGAAAAGGAATTAAACATAAGATTAAATGCTAATACAGGAAGTTGGGATTGGGATGAGTTGGCTAATAATTGGGATAGCGAATTGTTATCGGACTGGGGATTAGAAATACCTGGATTCGAACCTACAATATTAGAAGCCGAAGAAGATGACTTTGCAGTTCCTGAAGGTGGTATTGAAACAGATATTGTTTTAGGCGACTTATTTGAGATAGGCGAACATAGATTGCTTTGTGGTGATAGCACTTGTAGTGATACCGTTGCAAAGTTAATGAATGGGGAGAAAGCGGATATGGTGTTTACTGACCCACCTTATGGGATTAGTGTTGTAAAATCTGAAATGGTAGGAGCAAATTTTGGTGTAGCCAAGAAAGGGAAATACTCTGAAGTTATTGCAGATGACACAACCAATACGGCAAGGGATTTTTATAATACTTGCGTTTCTTTAGGGATGGATAAGTTTATTATTTGGGGAGGTAATTATTTTACAGACTTTTTGCCATTTAGTGATGGATGGTTGGTTTGGAATAAAAGAGCAGGAACAGATATTAGAAATACTTTTGCAGATGGTGAAATGGCTTGGTGCAGTTTTCATACACCAATAAGAATTTACGACCAATTATGGAATGGAATGATTAGAGAGGGTGAAAAAGAAAAAAGAGTGCATCCAACTCAAAAACCAATTAGAATGCTATCCGAAATAATTACAGACCACGTTAAAGGAAGTTTAATCTTTGATGGTTTTTTAGGAAGTGGAAGCACAATGGTAGCATCACACCAACTAAACCGCAAATGTTATGGAATGGAGTTGGACCCAAAATATTGCCAAGTGATTGTAGATAGAATGAAAAAGTTAGACCCAACGATTAAAATTAAAAGAAACGGAATTGAATTAAAGTAATTAGAAATTAATTAGACAAATGGCCAACGATGAAAATTTAATACCTGCTCAACCTGGAGAAATAAGAAATCCAAATGGCAGACCAAAGGGAAGTAAAAACCGAGCTACAATAGTTAAGAAATGGTTAGAGGTAAATCAAAACTTAAAGAATCCTTTAACGGGGCAAGATGAATTTTTAACTCAAGAAGATTTAATTACTTTGGCAATTATCAAAAGAGCAAGGGATGGGAATGTAAACGCTTACAATGCTTTAATGGATAGTGGCTATGGATCACCAGCTCAAACAGTAAATCAAACAATAACTGAATATCCTATATTCCCTGGAATAGATTTGAATGTTGATAAAGACGACAGCTCAGCGGAAGATATTTAAACTCAAAAAAAGAGTAAGAATTGTTCGTGGAGGTACTTCAGCTTCCAAGACATTTAGTATTATACCCTTTCTAATTACTCACGCTTACAACGAACCTAATAGCGAAATAAGTATAGTTGCTGAAACCATTCCACATTTAAAACGTGGGGCATTAAGGGACTTTTTAAAAATAATGGATTTAGTCGGTTTGTATAATGATGCCAGCTTTAATAAGTCAAGTTTAATTTATACGTTTCAAAATGGTTCTTATATTGAGTTTTTTAGTGCAGATAGTGAAAGCAAATTAAGGGGTGCAAGACGTGATGTATTATTTGTAAACGAGTGTAATAACATAACTTGGGAAGCTTACTATCAATTAGCCATTCGAACTCGTAAGTTTATTTATTTAGATTACAATCCTGTTTCTGAATTTTGGGTGGATAAAGAATTGATTAATGATGTTGATTCCGAAATGGTAATACTTACTTACTTAGATAATGAAGCATTAGACAAATCAATAGTTCGTGAAATTGAGAAAGCAAAAGAGAAAGCTAAAACAAGTAAGTACTGGGAGAATTGGTATAAGGTTTATGGCTTAGGGCAAATAGGTACGTTACAAGGAACGGTCTTTGAGAATTGGTCCATTGCACCTTCCATACCTAAGGATGCTGAATTGATTGCTTATTCTTTAGATTGGGGATATTCAAACGACCCTACAGCTTTAGTAGCTTGTTATAAGTCAGGGCAGCAATATTACTTCGATGAATTGATATATCAAACTAAACTAACTAACTCAGATATTATTGACAAACTAATTAAACTCGGAGTTTCTGAATATTCTGATATCATTGCGGATAGTGCTGAACCTAAGTCAATAGAAGATTTAAGGCGAAGGGGTTTCTCGGTTAGTCCAGCTAAGAAAGGACCTG